AAAATCAGGTGATTCTGGTAGAAGAGCAAGTTTCTTGGCTCGTATGGCTGGCAACGATGGTGCTGAGTACGACAAGAAAGGTGAACCAACAAGACTGCTTCTTTCGCTCAAGGCATGGGGTGCATCCTCAAAGGCTGACGCAAAGGCAAAAGCTAAAGCTATATCCGCAAGGAACAAGGCAAAAGCGAAATGAGAGCATTATCAGTTGGTGTTAGTCCTACAGCGGCAGTAGACACTACAGTCTATACCTGTCCTACTGGCTATTACTCTAAATTTACTGTAATGTATATACACAATACAGGTGGCTCTACCAAACACATAACTGTTCAATGGTTTGACGCAAGTGCCAGTTCTACGCTTGATATATTAACTAGCTATAACTTCACATCAAAAACCTATTTGCAATTTGATGGCAATGCTTATATTGTTTTGGAAGAAGGCGACAAAATTAAAATAACTACTGAATCTGGAAGCACATTCAGTTTTATAGCCACATTTGAAGAAGAAGGGTTGACAAGAACATGACCTACCTTGAATTAATCAATGATGTACTCGTGCGGTTGCGTGAGACAACAGTTTCAACTGTTTCCGAAACAACTTATTCTTCCTTAATCGGCAAGTTTGTCAATGATGCAAAACGTCAGATTGAAGATGCCTTTTCGTGGAATGTATTAGGTCAAACCATCACAGTCACTACTGCGGCATCTACACCAACTTATTCTTTGACGGGTGCTGGTCAGAAGTTTCAAGTAATGGATGTAATCAACACTACAAGCAATGTTGGCTTGATTAACATCAGCTTTGTGGACATGAACCGCAAACTGAACTTTACGCCATTGGTCAACTCAATCCCTACTGAATTTGCTTTTGATGGAGTTGATGCCTCATACGACACCAAGGTAAATCTTTATCCAATCCCTGATGGTGCATACACAATCAAGTTTGCTTTGACAGTTCCGCAAGCAACACTAACATCTGCTTCAACAGTTGTACTGGTGAGTGATGTTTTAGTGGCTCAGAATGCTTATGCAAGGGCATTGGTTGAGCGTGGTGAAGATGGTGGTTTGTCTTCATCTGAAGCGTATTTGTTGTACAAATCTATGTTGTCTGACCAGATTGCTTTGGAAGGTACTCGCTACCCTGAAAATCAAGAGTTTGTGGCAACATGAGTCAAGCAATTCAAACATACAGCATCTCAGCCCCTGGCTTTCAAGGGTTGAATACCCAAGAATCGCCTCTTGATTTGTCTCTTGGATTTGCCTTAGTTGCTCAAAATGCAATCATTGACCAGTATGGTCGGATCGGCTCTCGCAAAGGATACTCTAAGGTAAATTCTTCTAGTGGTGCTTTAGGTGCAAATGATGTCACTGTCATCCATGAATTAGTGCAAGCAGATGGAACTTTGACTGTTTTATTTGCTGGAAATTTAAAGTTATTCAAACTTGATGGCTCTAATGCTGTGGTTGAATTGACCTATGGGGGTGGTGGTACAACACCAACCATTACTGCTAACAATTGGCAATGTGCTTCACTCAATAGCATCACATACTTCTTTCAATCAGGCCATGATCCACTGATATTTGATCCTACTGTCTCAACCACAACATATCGTAGAGTTTCAGAAAAGACAGGTTATGTAGCTACAGTCCCATCAGCAAATATTGTTATATCTGCTTTTGGTAGATTGTGGGCGGCAAACACCACAGCTAACAACGCAACAGTCTTTTTCTCTGACTTGATTGCTGGTCATGTTTGGTCAACAGGTACATCAGGTTCTTTGAATGTAGACCGTGTGTGGGTCAATGGTGCTGATGAGATTACAGGACTTGCTGCACACAATGGCTTTCTGTTCATCTTTGGTAAGCGTCAGATTTTGATTTATCAAAATGCAACTACACCAGCTTCAATGCAATTGAGTGATACTGTTGAGGGCATTGGTTGTATTTCTAGGGATAGCATTCAGACTACCAGCACTGATGTGTTGTTCCTGTCTAACTCTGGTGTTCGTTCTTTAATGAGGACTATTCAGGAGAAGTCATCTCCAGAGCGTGATTTGTCTAAGAATGTTCGTAATGATTTAATGAGTGCTGTTTCTGCTGAAACTGCATCAAATATTAAAGCTATATATTCTGAAACAAATGCACTTTACTTGTTAAATCTTCCAGTATCAAAATATGTTTACGCATTTGATACAAAAGGAATCATGCCAGATGGTTCTTCTAGGTCAACAATTTGGGACAGTATTGAGCCAACATCTTTTTGTGCAAGGCGTAATGGTGATTTGTTGATTGGCAAGAATGGGTATATTGGAAAATACGGCACATACTTGGATGATGCAACGTCATATAGATTGGCATACTATACAAACAATTCTGACCTTGGTGATATAAATGTTACCTCTATTTTGAAGAAGATAAAGGTTATTGTTGTTGGCGGTTCTAATCAATTGGTAACATTAAAGTGGGGATATGATTTCACAGGAAGTTATTATTCTGCACAAGTAAATATACCTACTCAAACAACTGCTGAATATGGAATTGCTGAATATGGTGCAAATGCCACAGTAGTAGCATATTACACATCTGGAGTTGCATTAACAACAATAGAAACAAACGCAAGCAGCAAGGGAAAAATTGTTCAAATAGGGGTTGAAATGGATATAAACAACAGTCAGTTATCCATTCAAAAGATTGAACTTCAGGCCAAAAATGGCAAGATTGCATAAGGGAAAAAATGTCAAACTATACACAAACAACAAATTTTGCAACCAAGGATGCTCTTGCATCTGGCAATCCTTTAAAGGTCGTTAAAGGTACTGAGATCAATGTTGAGTTTGCAAATATTGCAACTGCGATTGCTACAAAATTAGATGGTGGTGGATCAATAGATAACACCCCCATTGGGGCAACTACTCCAAGTACAGGGGCATTTACAACACTATCTGCTACAGGTGTAACCACTTTAAGCAATGTTGTTTTGCCTGTTATTGACAATATCAAGTTAGGCTATACAACTACAGCAACAGCCGCTGGTACAACAACATTAACCTCTGCCAGCAACAATCAACAATTTTTTACTGGATCAACAACTCAAACAGTTGTTTTGCCTGTTACAAGCACACTTGCACTTGGACTTAGTTATTTGATTGTTAACAATTCAACTGAAGTTGTAACTGTTCAGTCAAGTGGTGCAAACACAATTACATTAGTTCCTGCTGGTGCAACTGTTAGATGTACTTGTATTCTTATTACAGGAACAACTGCTGCGAGTTGGTCATTTGCGTTTGAGGGAAGTTCAAATATACCTTATAAGCAAATTCCGACAATAACTGCAACTGTTGCAACAAATATATTGACGTTAGGATTAAATCCCTGCTCATTAGATTTCAGATCATCTACTGCATCTTCAGGAGCAACAACAACAAGAAACGTCACTGCTGCTATTTCAATGACTGTTTCCAATGGGTCTACACTTGGTACAGTAAACGCAATACTGTCTAAATTAGCTGTATTGGCTATAGATAATGCTGGAACTGTTGAATTAGCTGTTGTAAATGCAAACGCTTATGGGTTGTTAGATGAGCGTGTTTTGATTAGTACAACTGCTGAAGGTGGAACTGGTACAGCAGACAGTGGTACTGTAATTTACTCAACAACTGCTAGAACTTCTGTTCCATTTAGGATTGTTGGATATGTTGAGTCAACACAAGCAACTGCTGGCGCATATGCAACATCACCATCTAATATTGCAGGAATGGGAGGGGCGATTGTTCCTCAACCAACTCCAGTAATTACCTCTGGCACTGCGGTTACGCTTACCACGCAAACAAGCGTTGACTTTACAAGCATACCTAGTTGGGTAAAACGAATCACTGTTTTATTTAATGGAACATCTTTAAGCTCAACAGCAGATTTATTGGTTCAATTAGGGACAGGATCAACTACTTTTCCAACATCTGGATATAACTCTACATCCGGTCTTTTTACTGGTGGAGGAAATGCAGTAAGTACATCAACTGCTGGATTTGTTGTGCGTGTTGCTTCCGCCGCAGGCGTTACTTCTGGAAACATGATAATTAACAATGTTAGTGGAAATATTTGGGTTGCTGGATCAACCGTAAAACGAGATTCAAGTTCTGTGAGCTTTGGTGGTGGTGAAGTTACATTAGGCGCAGTGTTAACTGCTGTTCGGATAACCACTACCAGCACTGACACCTTAGATGCTGGAAGTGTAAATCTCATGTATGAAGGATAAAAAATGACACACAGAACAGTAGTTAATTGCGAAACAAACGTAGTCACTCAAGTTGGGTACACCGCTGAAGAACAAGCAGTGCATGCTGCGGCATTAGCGGCACAAGCATTGGCAGAGGCGGCAGCCATTCAACAAGAACAAACAAATGAATCAGCCTGAGATCACTCACCACTTTTCTGATGGTTTGTATGCCAAGGAGTCAATGTTCCCTGCTGGAATGTCTATTCTAAAACATACCCATAACTTCAGCCATTTGTCGATATTGGCTATGGGTAAGGTGGTGGTGTTAAAGGGTGAGGAACTTGAGATTGTTGAAGCTCCTGCTTGTATTGAAATTAAGGCTGGCTTGACGCATGGCGTTAAGGCAATAACAGATTGTGTTTGGTTTTGTATTCATGCTACTGACGAGACAGACCCGTCTAAGGTAGATGAAATTTTGATTAAGGGAGATTGATATGCCAGCAGCATTTATAGCAGCAGGGGCATCACTATTAGGTGGTGCAATGCAAGGGGATGCCACAAGAAGTGCGGCTCGTACTTCAGCAAATGCCCAACTTGAGGCGGCACGAATTGCAGCAGATGCGGCAAGGTTTCGTCCTGTTGGCATCACTACCCGTTACGGTACATCTAACTTTCAGACTGATGCACAAGGTAATGTAATTGGGGCTGGCTACAACGTCAGTCCTGAGTTAAAGGCTTACCAAGACCGTCTACAGGCTCTTACAGGCGGTGCATTATCTGATGCTGAATTAGCTAGAACGCAATATCAACCTTTGCAAACTGGTGCTACAGGACTGTTTAATCTTGGTCAGCAGTATCTTGCACAGTCTCCTCAACAGGTTGCGGCTCAATATATGCAACAGCAACAGGACTTGCTTGCTCCTAGCCGTGAACGATCAATGGCTCAATTGCAGAATCAGTTGTTCCAACAGGGTCGTGGTGGTTTGTCTGTTGGTGCTACAGGTATGCGTCCTAGCGGTGCGGCTGGATTGGGCGCAACAACTCCTGAGATGGAAGCGTACTACAACGCTTTGGCTCAACAAGATGCTCAGTTGGCGGCTAATGCTCAATCTGAGGGACAACGAAATGTTGCGTTTGGTGCTGGATTGTTGGGTAGTGGCTCTCAATTGATGGGTCAGTATCAAGCTGGTCAAGTCAGTGCATTGAACCCGTTTACAACGTATTTGGGTGCTGGTTCTACTCTTGAGCAACTTGGACAACAGCCTTTGGAGATGGGTTCTTTATTGGGTGGTCGATCTGCACAAGCTGGTGCTAATGTTGGTAGATCATTGCTTGAAGGTGGAATGAGTGCTGCTGCAAGTCAACGACAAGCCAACGAATACAACCCATTTGCTTCTG